GAGCTGTCCAACCTGCCCGGGACCGTCGAGGAGCGCGCCGAGCTGCTCGCCGCGGTCGAGGCGCACGCCGGAGGCAACGACGAGCTGCGCAAGAAGATGCTCGCCGCTCTGACGGCGGGCAATGCCGCCGTGAAGAAGGCCTTCGTCAAGGCCGACGGCACGACGGAAGGCGCCACCGCCGGCACCGGCGCCGCCGCCGCCAAGCTGGACACGCTCGCGAAGGCGCGCCAGAAGGAGAAGGGTCTCGACTACTTCGCTGCCTACGGGCAGGTCGCAGACGAGAACAAGGACCTCGCGGAAGCCGCACTGGCGAGCGAAGAAGCGGAGGGCGAGCTGTGACCGGAACCGAACTGAACCCAACGGTCACCTTCCAAGCCGGCGCGGCCGTCGGGAAGCACCGCTTCGTCAAGCTCACCACGTCGACGGCGGCGATCCTGCAGGCGCGGGTGATCCAGGCCGCTGCCGCCGGCGACGACGCCGTCGGGATCTCCTGCGAGGAGGTCACGGCCGCCGAGGTCACCGCGGGCCAGCTCGCGATTGCTTGCGTCTTGCCTGGCTGCAAGACGTGGCTGATGAGCGGGGCCGCCATCGACACTTCCGCGGGCGTCGTGCCGCTGACCAGTGACGCCACCGGCCGCGGTGTCGCGGTAGCGGCCGCCGGCGATCGCGTTCTCGCGTACGCCATGGAGAGCGCCGCTGCCGCGGATGTCCGCATTCAGGTTCTCTTCTTGAAGGGCGGTAGCCATCGCGACGCCTGAGCGCCGCGCGCGGCTCCTTACAAGGAAACCAAACACATGCCTACCACTCTTCGCCGACCCCTGCGCAAGGGGCTGACGTCTCCGCTCGCGGGTGACGTCCACGTCAACACGCTGCTGACGAACTTCTCGCAGCTCTACATGCAGAGCGCGGACAACTTCGTCGCGATGCGTGCCTTCCCCAACGTGCCTAGCGTCCACCAGAGCGACCTCTATCAGGTCTGGGACCGGCACTCGTTCAACCGCGACGAGGCCGAGGAACGCGCGGACGGTACCGAGTCGCAGGGCGTCGACTTCGATCTGTCGACCTCGCCGTTCTTCGCGAAGGTCTACGCCGTCCACAAGGACGTGACCGACCGGCAGCGAGCGAACGCCGACTCGCAGATCAACCTCGAGCAGGCCGCGACGCGGCTCGTCTCGCACAAGCTGCTGATCAAGCGGGAGCGCATCTTCGCTGCTCGGTTCATGGGGACGGGCATCTGGACGACCTCGCTCGTGGGCAACGCGGCGCCTGGCGCCGGGCAGTTCCTGTTCTGGTCTGCGGCCGCAAGTGAGCCGATCGCTCAATTCCGCGATCAACGCCGTGCGGTGCAGATCCTCACCGGCGGCTACATGCCCAACAAGCTGCTGATCGGGCGAGGCGCGTGGAACACGCTGCTGGAAAACGACAGCCTGCTCGGCCGGGTGATCGGCGGCGCGACGACCGCGATGCCCGCTGCGGTCACGCGGCAGCTCATCGCCTCGCTTCTCGAGCTGGAGGAAATCTTCATCATCGACGCGGTCTACACGACCACGAAGAAGGGCGAAGCCGTGCAAGTGTCGACGGGCATCGCCGACGACGACGCGCTGCTCTACTACGCCCCGAACACGATCGGCGACCAGCCGAGCGCCGGGACGCAATTCTCGTGGACCGGCTACACCGGTGCCACGCCCAGCGGGAGCCGCATCAAGCGGTTCCGGATGGAGGAGACCGAGTCGGACCGGATCGAGGGCACGAGCGCCTTCGGCTATGAAGTCACCGGGCCCGATCTCGGCGTGTACTTCTCGAACGTCACCGCGCCGTAAGGCGGCAACGGCGCCGGCCAGGGGCCGGCGCCGATTCCAAACCAGAGCCGAACCGATGCAGCCCTTTTCCTTGCAGCGCCGACACGGGATCGTGTGGGTGCGGCCCTACCGCCTCTCGGCCGGCTCGCCGCTGTCGGTGCCGGGCACTCCGGTCGAGGGGCTCAAGGGCTACCAGCTCGCGGTTCTGTGGCGGCGCAAGGTGATCGGCTACGCCGAAGACAAGTGGGTCGCGAGCCGCATCGAGGCGTGGAAGGCCGAGAACGAGAAGGACGAGAAGGCGGCAGCGTCCGAGATCGCGTCGCGCGAGGAAGCCGACGCAGGCGCTGGCAGGGCCAAGCACCAGCCGAAGACGGTCAAGGGCGCCGCCCAAGGCGCCCACGGGCATGCCCACAAGTCGCCGGACCCGGCAGCGCCGTCCGACGCCAAGAAGCGAAGGGAGTAGCCTGGCCGTGGCGAGCAGCTCGCACGCCGGCGCCATCCGGATCGTCGTCAAGGCGGCCGAGGGCTTCGCCGAGAAGGTCGTGCGCAAGCTCGCGCTCGACATCGTCGCGAACCTGGTCGCAGCGCCCAGCGAGGGCGGCACGCCGGTCGACACGGGATGGGCCCGGGCGAACTGGCTGCCGCGCGTTGGGTCGCCTGCCACCGGCACGGTCGGCTCGCCTACCTCCGTCACGCGCTCGGCGCAGCAAGCCGGCCTGCAGCAAGTCGCGACGTGGAAGATGGGTGCAGGCAAGGTGTGGATCACGAATGCGGTTCCTTACATAGGAAGACTGAACGCAGGATGGAGCAAGCAGGCCCCAGCGGGCTTTGTCCAAGCAGCGATTCGTCGTGCAGTGGCGGAGCTCCGAGCATGACCCCTGAACGTGTGCGCGAACTGTTCGACTACAGAGACGGGAAGCTGTACCGAAAATCAGGACCTCGTGCAGGAGGCTCTGCGGGAAGCCCGAGTCGAAAACTGCAAGGGAGATGGACTGTCTTTGCTGATGGAAGTTCGCACTACAGGTCGCATCTCGTTTGGCTGTGGCACGGCAGAGAGCTTCCTGGACAGGTAGACCACGCAAACAGAGACGCTGCGGATGACCGGATCGAGAACCTTCGCGCGGCCACGGCGCAGGACAACAGCCGAAACTCGAAACGGCGAAGCACCAACACGCTCGGAGCGGTTGGCGTGGCAAGGACGCCAAAGGGGCGGTTTCAGGCTTTCGTTTGTGAGAAGAGCCGACAGGTCTACGTCGGCACATTCGACAGCGTGGAAGAGGCTGCCCGAGAGCGCGACAAGGCGGCCGCAGAGAGGTACGGCGAGTTCGCCGTGCTGAACTATGGACCGTGACCACGATCTCCCAAGCTCGCGAAGCGATCAACCAGCGCTGGATCGCCGGCTGGGGGAACCGAACGCCGTACACGTTCTCGAACGAGTCCTACAAGCCGGACACGCGGGCGTGGGCCCGGGTGACGGCACGGCACGAGTTCGGCAGGCAGGACACGCTCGGCGGGGAAGGCAACCGCAAGTTCCTCTACGGCGGGCGGCTATTCCTGCAACTCTTCACGCTGCGCGATCGAGGGACGAAAGAGATCGACGACCACGCGCAGTTCGCGAAGGACATCTTCGAAGGACGCAAGTTCGACGGTGTCTGGGTGACGCGCGCGGTTCCCCGCGAGCTGGGCGAAGACGGGCCGTGGCACATGCTGACGGTGGAGTGCGAGTTCACGTACGAGCAGGTCAAGTAGCGAGGTAGCAAACCATGGGACGAGTCCTCACCAACAACACGGCGTTGCAGATCGCGAAGGAAGCAACGCCCGGCGTGCTGCCTGCCTCGCCCACTTGGTTCGCTCTCGAGCCAAACGGGATCAACACCTTCGGCTCCGAGATCACGACCGTTGCGCGGCGCCCTATCAGCAGGAACAGGCAGCGCAGCAAGGGAACGGTGGTCGACCTCGACTCGTCGGTGGAGTTCGAGCACGACGTGACGCTGAGCGCCCTCGACCAGGTCCTCGAAGGGTTCACCTACGCGCAGGCGTCGAACTGGGACCTCGTCTTCCGCGCGGCGCCGGTGACGACGCTCGCCTACACCATCCCCGCGGCGACGGCGAACCAGGCCGCCAAGATCCAGTTCGCTGCGCCGATCGCGACGCTGGTCTACGCGCGCGGCTACCTGAACGCGGCGAACAACGGGCTGAAGGCGCTGACGGCCGACACCGCGCTCTCCGGAACGTCCCTCACTGTCTCGGGCCTCGTCCTCGAGGCCTCTCCGCCCAGCAACGCCACGGTCGAGGTCGCCGGCCTGCGCGCCGCGGCCGGCGACTTGTCGATCGTCGTCACGCAGGGGGCCAGTGTCGTCGCTTCGATCGCGACCGCAGGCACCGGCTATGTCGTGGGAGACATCCTCACGGTCAGCGGCGGCACGTTCACGACGGCCGCCACGCTGCGCGTTCTCGCGATCTCCGCCGGGCTGGTGACGTCCGTCGAGGTCGCATCGCGCGGCGCCTACACCGTCGTCCCTGCGAACCCGGTCGCGCACACCGGGGGCACGGGCACCGGTGCGACGTTCAACCTGACGTTCGTGCAGGACACCGCGGTGCTGACCAGCGCGGCGATCGTCTTCACGTCGGTCGGGCTCAAGGTCGGGCAGTTCATTCACGTCGGCGGGCTGACGACCGCGAACCAGTTCTCGGCAGGCAAGGGCTACGCGCGCATCCGCGCGATCACGGCTGCCACGCTCACGCTGGACAAGATCGTGGGCACGCTCGCCACGGATCCGGGCGCCGCCGAGAGCGTCGACCTTCTCTTCGGCCGGTTCTTCCGCAACGTGCCGGTCGACGCGAACGCCGACGACAACCGATACGAGGAGAGCACCTTCCAGGTCGAGGCCAGCTTCCCCGGGCTCGTCGGAACGCCAGGCGTCCCAGGCTTCGAGTACTCGATCGGCAACTACCCGAACGAGTTGCAGATCAACGCGCCGCTGACCGACAAGGCGACGATGACGCTGGGCTTCGTCGGCCGGCTCACCGAGGACTTCACGACGACGCGCAAGACGAACGCCGAGTCGGCGGTCAACCCGGCAAAGACCGTGGCGTTCAACACGTCGAGCGACTTCGCCATGATCGGCGTTCGCGACGAGAACGGCGGCGACGTGGTGTCGTGCTTCAAGTCGTTCACGCTGACGCTCGCCAACAACGCGTCGCCCGAGAAGTGCCTCGGTCACCTGGGCGCCGAGTACGTGAACGTCGGGCTGTTCGAGGTCAACCTCGAGGCGCAGCTTCTGTTCACGTCGCCGGCGGTGCCGGACGCGATCAAGAACAACCGAACGCTCACGTTCTTCGCCGTTCTCCAGAACGACGACGGGGCCTGGGCGGTGGACATTGCGTCGATGACTCTCGGCGGTGGCGACAAGGAGTTCCCGCTCGACCAGTCGGTTCTGATCAACGTCACGGGCGAGGCCTTCATGGATCCGCTGACCGGTGCCTCGGTCGGGATCTCCGTCTTCCCCGTGGTCCCGTAGCACACCCCAGAGGGCCCGGTCCGCGACAGACAACCGGGTGCGCCGTCCGTGGACCGTGCGAGGCCTTGCGGACGGCGCCTTTTCGTTCCTCGGCCAACGAAGGACATGTCCCTCGTTGTCCTTCGGGCTTGGGCTTGGTGCAGGCGGGCAGTGCGGGATAGGCTGCCTTCGCCATGACCGACGTCGCCGTGCCTACCTCTGTCAACCATGCCCCCGACTTCAGCTACTTGTCGCGGCTCGAGATCACCCGCGAGACGACGGCCGAGTGGCTGATTCGCAACATGCCCTACGCCGACGACGGGACGATGCCCGTGCTGATCGTCGCGCCGGCGACGAAGGAAAACGTCGGGCTCTACGCTGACCACCTGCACAAGGTGCAGCGCGCGGCGCTGCGCGCAACGGACTCGGTCACGCCGGAGATTCTCGACCGGCACCGCGAGGACGACCGCGTGCTCTACCCGACGTACGTCGTCAAGGGGTGGAAGAACGTCCGCGACGGCAGCAACCAACCGATCGCGTTCACGGTCGAGGCGTGCCGGGCCTTCATCCGCCGGTTGCCGGCGTGGCTGTTCGACAAGCTGCGCTCCTTCTGCGAGGCGCCCGAGAACTTCGTCTCTTCCAACCTCGACGGTTCGATCCTGGGAAAAGGCTGATCCCGCGCCTCGAGTTCGTCCTGCGGCACATGCGGGACGGCTGGAGCCTGCCGCAGCTCGCGCGCGCGGGGCGACTCCCTGCGTGGGCGATCGCAGTGCCCGAAGTCTCTTGGAGCGAGGGGACGCTGATCGACGCGTTCTTCGAGCTGTCGAGTTGCCGCGCCTTCACCGACCATTGCATGGGGCCGATCCCGTGGACGGCGATCGCCACCTACGCGGATCGGCTGAACCTGCCGCGTGCTATCGTGCTGGCCTTCACCAGAGCCGTGCAGGTCCTTGACGATGCGTACTGCGACTGGCATGCCCGCCAGCCGAAGAGAAAGCCGGAAGGGACCGTCGAGTCCGGCAAGGTGACGGAGCGGGACAGCATCGCCACGGGAGGACCTCGGCGTCGTGGCTGAGCAGACGTTCACGATCAACGTTGTCGTGGATCCGACGCCGGCGGAGGGAGCCAGCAAGAAGGTTCAGGCCTCCCTCGAGCGCGCGGGGGCCGTGGCCGACAACCTGCGGGCGCAGATCGCGCGGGCCTATGGGGTGGGCGCGGACGGAGCGCGGGCAGCTGCTGAGGCAGTGACGAAGGCGCTCGGCGTCACCGGGAACCAAGCGACGAAGACGCAGGCAGCGATCGCCCGCGCGCTTGAGCGGCGCACCGGCGGGAGCGAAGCAAGGAAGGGCCTCGAAGAGCTCGACCGGGCGATGGGCCGAGCAGCGAACAGCGCGGACAACCTGCGCGACCGGCTGTCGGGCATGGGACCGATCCTGGCGCGGTTCCTGTCGGCGGCTGGAATCCTCGCCGGCGCGCGCGCCGTGCTGAGCTACGCCGACGCCTACACCCAAGTGCAGAACCGGTTGCGCACCGTCACCGATGGGCAGACGGAGCTCGCGAGCGTGACGAACCGGCTGCTCGGCATCGCCAACGACACCCGGCAGAGTTTCGAGAGCACGGCGGAGCTGTACTCCCGCGTGGCGCTGAGCGCGAAGGAACTCGGGCGCACGCAGAACCAGCTCCTGGACTTCACCGAGTCGTTGAACCAGGCAATCGTTCTGTCGGGCGCATCGTCGCAGGAGGCCAGCGCCGGCCTGATCCAGTTGTCGCAGGGCCTGGCGTCCGGCGCGCTGCGCGGCGACGAGCTGCGGTCCGTCCTGGAGCAGTTGCCGGCGGTGGCGGACGTCATCGCCAAGGGCCTCGGCGTCACGCGCGGCGAGCTGCGCAAGCTCGGATCGGAGGGAAAGATTTCAGCGAAGGCTGTGCTCGACGCCTTCGCGGCGGCCCGCGAGGAGCTCGCAGAGCGGTTCGGCAAGACCGTTCCCACGGTGGGCCAGTCCCTGGTGGTGTTCCGGAACAACCTCATTGCCACCGTGGGCGCGATCGACCAGGCGACAGGGGCGACGTCTTCACTCAGTCGCGTGATCTTGCTCGCGTCGGAACACATGGTGCTGCTCACTGCCGCCGCCGCGACGCTCGGGACGGCCATCACGATCAACCTCGTGCGGGGATCGATGCCTGCCCTGGCGAGGGCCTCCGGGTTCCTGCTGCGGCTCAACCCGTTCATCGCACTAACGGCGGCCGCCGTGGGCCTGGGCGTGGCGATCGCCGGCGTTGTCGGCGAGTCGGAGCGGGCAACGCTTGCCACGCAGGAGTTGACCGAAGAGCGCCAGAAGTTCGTCGAGTTGAGCGAGCGCGAGATCAACGCACGGTTCGAACTGGCGCGGATCCAGGCCGTGCTCGACAAGGACCCGGGGAGCACTGCCGCCCAGGATCAACTGGAGAAGGTCTTGGCCCGGCGGACGTCCCTGCGCCGCGAGCTGACTGCAATCGAGGTCGAAGGCGCCAAGCGCACGAAGGCGGACGAGGAAGCGACGATCAAGGCGACGGTCGCCTACCGCGAGGCAGTGAAGTCGCTCGAGGACGAAGAGAAGCTGCTTCGCCTGACCAACAGCGAGCGAACGATTCGCGAGCGCGTGCTGAAGATCGAGAACGCTATCGCGAAGGAAGGCAAGGCGATCACCGACGACTTGCGCGCGAAGATCGAGGCGCAGGTCCGCTACAACCAAGGGCTCAAGGAGGAGAACGCGCTATACGAGGACCTCGTCCCGAAACAGACGGACTACGGCAAGCAGATCGATCTCCTTGCCTTGTCCTACACGACAGGCAGGAGGACGCTCGACGAGTACAACAAGGCTCTCGCGGCCCTGACCTCGCGGATGCTCGACGACCTCATGTCGACGCCGTTCGCGCAGTCGCTGATCCAGTTGAACGACTCGATCGCCGACCTCGAGTCGCGGGCGTCGCGGCCGTTCGGCGACGTCGCTGCCCGGGCGGAGGGCAGGGTCCGGGACGTCGCGCGCGCCGGCGGCTTCGACAAGATGTCCTCCGACCAGGCGGAGGCGGCGAAGAACGAGATCCGCAACCTCACGGCGCGCGAAGAACTGCTGTCGCGACAAGCCGCGCTCTACGAAGGCATCACCGGACCGGCGACCGAGTACGTGGCGACGCTGGCCGCAGCGAACGCGCAGTACGCGAAGACGCCTGAGCTGCAAGCCGAGCTGCAGCGGTCCGTCGACGTGTCGCGTCTCCAGACGCTCGAAGCCTCGACCGACATCGGCGCAGGATTCGAGCGGGCCTTCTTGAAGGCGAAGCTCGAGGCCGAGGACTTCGCGTCGGTCGCCGAGAGGGCGGTCAACGTGTTCGCCAGCGCGGCCGAGGACGCCCTGGTCGAGTTCGCGGAGACCGGGTCCGTCAACTTCAAGGAGCTGGCGCGCGGCATCCTCGCCGACCTGGCACGGATCATCGCCAGGCTTCTCGTCGTGCAGGCGCTGTCGGCGTTCGCCGGCGGGCCCGCGGTGGGCGCGGCCGCCGGCGCTGCGGGAGGCGCCGCGGGCAGCTTCGCCGGCGGGCGACAGCACGGCGGCACGGTGCAGCCTGGCCGGACCTACCTCGTCGGCGAGGGCGGGCCGGAGCCGTTCACGCCCGGGCGTACAGGAACGATCACGCCGAACCCCTCGACGATGGCGATTCCGGCCCCGGAGGTCACGGTGCAGGTCGTCAACGTCACGGACAAGGACGAGGTCGCGACGGCAATCAGTTCCGGCGCGGCCGACCACGCCATCGTCAACGCCATCGGGCGAAACGCAGGAAAGGTCAAGGCCTCCCTGGGATGATGGGCCCTCAATGAGCTGGTTCACCGGCACTTCGACGGACTACCTGGACCTGGCGTCGAAGCTGGTGCAGCTCGCCACGCGGGACAGCGTCGTCTCCGCGACGCTCGGCGCCGGCGGGTCCGGTTACGCCATCGGTGACATCCTGACCGTCAGCGGGGGAACCTTCGGGCCAACGGCCGCGAAGATCCGCGTCCTGACGCTGAGCGGCAGCGCTGTCGCGACCTTCAAGGTGCAGGAGGGCGGCGGCTACACGGCGGCGCCGAGCAACCCGGCGAGCACGACGGGAGGCACCGGCACCGGCGCGACGTTCAACCTCACGCTCGCCGACACGGGATGGACCGCGCTGCGGGACACTACCTGGGCCGGCGGCAGTGGCAGCGAAAAGGAGGTGATCCTCGAGGGCACGGGCGCAGGTTCCGACGCCATCACCGTTGGCCTGCGCACGTTCCGCCGCACGGTCGGACTTGACACCGCGTACTCGTGGGCCTTGAACGGCATGACGGGGTTCAACTCCGGACTCGCGTACGAAGACCAGCCCGGCGTGTCGCCTGGCGCCTTGCCGAACGCTTCGTCCGCCGGAGGCGCGTACGTTCCTCTGCACAACGGCGGCACGGCGGGCGGGCTCACTGCCCTGGCGTACTGGCTATCGATCACGTCGCGTCGGATCGAGGGCGTGGTCCGCATGCAGGACAGCACGGTCGTTCACTACTCGAGCTTCTATCTCGGGTTTATGAACCCGTTCAACTCGGCGGTCGAGTGGCCGTACCCGATCCTCGTCGCTGGATGCTCCGCGTTCCGCGACGCGCTGTACGACGACCAGGGCGCACCGACTTTCACCGGGCTAACGGAGATGATTGGGATAAACGGCCTTGTCGGGCCGTGCTTCTTCCGCAAGCCAGACTCGACCTGGGTTACCGCGGTCAACTCGCTCGCGACGATCTCACCGACGGATCGCGCCGCCTACACGCAGTACGGGATCTTCCCAGGCAACGAGGGTGTCACGCCTGGCGGCGCCGACGCGGTCGTTGGACTCGGCAACTTCGGCCGGCATACGATCATTCGCAACACGCGGCTCCCCGGTGCCGCGACGCTGACCGTGCGGCACACGCCCGACAGCGGCGGCGCGAAG